CCAGGAACGCTTAGGCAGCGATGAAATACTGGTGTGCTTAACCGAAGGCAGCAACTTCAGAAAGACTGTGCTGCCAGACTATAAAGGCAACAGAAAGAAGACCAGAAAACCAGTCGGTTACAAAGCCTTGGTCCAGTGGGCAAAGGAGAACTATCCATGCCATTGGCAAGACACCCTAGAAGCTGATGACATCATGGGTATTCTTCAGTCTGCAAAGACTAAGCCTACAGTCATCGTCAGTGATGACAAAGACATGAAGACCATCCCAGGCAAACTCTACAGACCTATGGCTGATGAGATGCTACAGGTTAAAGACCTGGAAGCAGACCATTGGTTCTATATGCAGTGTCTGATGGGTGATGCTACAGATGGCTACTCAGGATGCCCCAGGATAGGTCCTAAGACCGCTGAGAAGGTCCTAGGTAATCACCCTAGTTGGGAGCTTGTAGCACAGGCTTACATCAAGGCAGGGCTTACCAGAGAGGATGCAATAGTCCAGAGCAGATGCGCCAGAATACTTAGGTGGTGCGACTGGGATGCAGACAATGAAGTTATCAATATGTGGGAGCCAGGACGATGATTATCGAGAGACAGTCAAAGGTCACTGGTGCCTTACATAAACGTGATATCGACATAACCACTGAGCAGCTAAGGCGATGGAAAGCAGGTGAGCTTATCCAGGATGTATGTCCACACCTAACAGCTACAGAGCGTGAGTTCATCATGACTGGCATCACAGAAGAAGAATGGCTAATGCTGCAGCAGTGTGATAGCTGCGGCAGTTAGTCCCATGTTATTAAGGAGCAATACATGGCAGCTACAAGACAATTCAAATATGAAGGCGATGACCCTAGGTTTGAGGACGGTGAGTTCTATACCTACAGAGAGATAGCAAACATCACTGGCATCGTCTACAACACTCTAAAGAACAGGATATACAAGCACGACATAGTTACTGACGACTTGATATACAGAACACAAATCAAAGAGAAAGTACCTAGAAAACCTAACAGAGATACAGTCTGGCCCAGGTTAGAAACTAAAGCTGATGTCCTTTCCCAAGAAAGATTAAGGAGTCGATTAGTATGAGTATTAACGATGCAACCCCACAAGACTGGGATAACCTAAGAAAGAAATTCCCTGCAATAACATCAAAGTATGAAGCCCTGGTAGCCGAGGAAGAAGAGGGTGGCAGCCATACTGAGATAGACATGGTCAACCACCCTGACCACTACAGTGGCAAGATAGAGTGCATAGAGGCTATTGAAGAATCAATGACCCCTGAAGCATTCAATGGTTATTGTAAGGGTAACTGCCTCAAGTATCTGTGGAGGTACGAGAGGAAAGGGAAGTCCTTGGAAGACCTCCAGAAGGCCGATTGGTATCTGACGAGGTTAATCGCAAGCTATCAATCGCAATCAAAAGTAGACTAAAGATAGTGAAGGTGAGCATATAGTTCATAGGTGTTCTTGGGTTCCTTATTCAGTGGTTTATGCCAGGATTGACACAGTGCATATTTTACTGGTGAGGAGACCTAAGAGCACATGACTTATAGCTATATTAGGTATGCATTACTGTATTGATAATTGGTAATCATTATTATATGGTAGGTGTCTTACTTCAGTATTCAAGGACGAGAGAAGAAGTCAGTGGAGGTGAAGAGAGGACAGTAGCATCCACAGTTGGAGACAGCGAGGTCTCCTAGGATTGCTTACCGTCCTTCTCAACACCACCTATCACATTACTCCCATCGTATAACAATAGCCACTATTAGTGTGACCACTGAGTCAACCTAGGTTCTACCTGGGGTCTACTCAGAGGCATAAGCTATTACTCTCAAGATAAAACAGTTTTGTCCACCCTTTAGAGATACCTACAGGCACGAGCCGTCACACACTGGATTACAGTGCTGCTAATGACACTGACACTGCCTGACTCGAAAACATCCGAGAACATAAGAATAAGACTACAAGAACAAGAACAATAGTGGTATCTACCGTCCCTCAGTAGTTAGCCTTCAGTAGCAACCTCAGAACTCATGTCTCCCTCAACAGTGTTCTGTTGTTGCTGCTGAAGATTAGCTCTTTAGACGGCTGTAGTGGCTCTCAGGTTGAGTCGCAATGGACAGACAATGGTTAGGCAGTAGACGAGCTTAGGATGGCTTAGGTGAGCTTAGGTGGACCCTGGTTAGCTCTGGTGGTCTTAGGTTTACCCTGGTGGTCTTAGGTGGTTTACATCCCTTTTTTCAACAAAGAGAATAGCCCCTGTCCTAACAATTTTCAGATTCAAATGTCTAATGTCCTAACACCAAAGAATAAATAAGCAGTCGATATTATATCGATTGACCTAAGAAACCCAGTGTTCATGCGGGTTACAGCAGATAGACCTATGATTCCAGGGACTCCTGCCCTAGAAAACGACCCCCAATGGGTCTAAATGGCAATGGATTCAAAAATACCGTTAAACCCTTTCGTTGTTGTTGTTGTTGTCAGGCCTTTGTCAACACAAGACCACCCCAGAACCACAACAGTAATCAATAGAGTATCTACCCATGTCTCCCAAAGAACCTCCTGTACTATCCACCGTTGTCCCTACACAGCAGGGAGTATTGGCTACACCTGATATACCTACTTTAGAAGAGTACATGGCCCTGTCTAACCAGTATCACTTTGATACGGTTGGTCAAAAGAAGGCTAGACGTAATGAAGACGGAGGACTGACCACTGTTTACTCTACAGGGGTTGAAGTAGACGGTATGATTTATGAGCTACCTGGGTACGATAGAGACACTGGTAAGAAACTTACTGAAGACCAGGTGAGAGCCAAGTACCTCCCTCTGATACAAAGTGGCCAACTTCCTGGTCTACCCAAGGATTCACCACTTGTCAGAGAATACCCTCACCGTAATCATAAAGAAGTTATAGACAAGCACCCCTTTGACCGTAAAGCAGTCATAGGATATGACTTTAAACAACAGAATACACAATAGAATATACACTTGAAGGTACATACCTATGGGCATAGATAATCCCTATCCGACTTACATTGATGGTCTTGATGCATCCCAACCTGGAGCCACTGACCCACTGTCTCAGGCAGATGACCACATCCGAATGATAAAGACCGTCTTGAAGCAGACTTTCCCTAATGTCAGCGGTGCAGTAACACCTACAGATGCTAGTCTAAATCTACTTTCAGGTCTGCAAAGTATTGCTGATGCTGTATACCCTGTAGGTTGTATTTATGAGTCTACTGTCGCTACAGACCCTTCTACTTTATTCCCTGGGACTACTTGGAGTAGCTTTGGGCAAGGTAAGATGCTAGTAGGTTCAGATTCTGGCGATACTGATTTTGCAACTGGAGGTTTGTCTTCTGGTTCTAAAACTGTAGCTCTAACAACGGCCCAAATGCCAACCCATAATCATGGGCATACTTTAGGAACAGGTAATGCAGGAAGTCATAGTCACTCGGTTAGTGGAACAGCGGCTAGTGCGGGTTCTCACAGTCATGGTACTAATGTACGTTTCAGTACTCATGCAGCCCTCGTAGGAGGGCAGACAACGGTTACAGCAGGTAATGGCAATGTCTCTACTGGTGTTTTTCCACACAATGGTACAGGTACTACAGGTAACAACACTACAAATCACAGTGGTCACACCCACAGCGTATCAGGTAGTACTAACACTGTATCTGCTCACAACCATTCCATAACTGGTAGCATTAGTAACGCAGGTAACGGAGATGCCCACGATAATATGCCTCCTTACATTGTTGTTTATCGTTGGAAAAGAGATAGCTAAATAAACAGGAATCCTAATATGCCACAGACACTACCCATACGTAACTTAGGTGACGTAGGCGTAGTCACTGACCAGGATGCAAGTAATCTACCAGTACAGGTATTCACCAGGGCCAAGAACGTAAGGTTCGATGAGAACACCGTAGTTAGAGCACCAGTATTTCGTAAGGTTAAAGATAGCTTAGGTTTTACTCCAGTCCATATGTATGGTGTGTCTACTGATACTGGTTACAACAGTGTCCTACTCGTGTCTGATAACTTTACTATCAAGAAGTATTTCAATGGTAGCCTATCTACTGTAAGAACTGGTAGTTCATCTTCCAATGACACAGTGCCCATCACAGCGACTCACTTAGCTAACCAGGTGTACGTTAACCGTGCAGATGAAGTTCCTGCTACCAGTCCTATAGGTAACCTAAGTTTTATTCCTTTAGCCAACTTCAATGGCCCAAACAACCAGGTATGGAAGTGTGCATCTCTTCGTGCCTATGGTGACTTCATGATTGCCTTAAACATGTCTGAAGGCGGCACCCCCTACCCAAACAGAGTACGTTTCTCTGACCTTACCCTGGCAAACACTATCCCAGGTTCATGGGATGCTACAGATACCACTAAGTCCGCAGGTTTTGTGGACCTGGTTGAGATGAAGACCTCTATCATCGATGGGATGCCCCTAGGTAATAACTTTATTATCTACAGTAAAGACCAGGTGTGGATGTTAGACTTTGTCGGTGGCACGTTCATTATGAACACCAGAAAGCTATTCTCTGATGTCGGTATCATGAGTCACAACTGTGTCGTTGAGGTAGAGCGCAAGCATTATGTCTTTGCTGATAATGACATCTACATCCACGATGGTAACAGTCGTAAATCTATAGTTGATGGACGAGTCAGAAACTACATCTTCAATGGCTTAGATAATGACTTAGCCCACAAGTGTTTTGTACAGCACGCCCCAGATACTGATGAAATCTACTTTTGCTATAAAACAGAAGATGACATGGCAGAGTACACTAACAGTGCTAACTGTAATCGTGCTGCAGCCTATAACTACAGAAACGATACCTGGTCATTTATGGACCTCCCCAATGTAACTTCAGGTTCCATAGCCAACGTCAACTCATCAGCAACCTATAGTAGTATAGATAATACCTTTACATACGATTTGTTAGGAGGGACCTACGCCTCCCAGGCAGCAGGTTTTGACCAACACACGTTATTCTGTGGTGGCTCTAGTACAGACGATGGTATCACCTCAGACAAGCTGTACGGTATTGATGCCATCGAAAGTGGGACCATGAGTTTTGACCTGGATACAGAAGCTAATAGACCTGCGTTTATCCAACGTCACTCTATAGACCTCGATGAGATATCTACATTGTCTGGTTACAAAGTAATCACCGCAATGTTACCTCAGCTGACAACCCCTAGTAACAATAAGACATACAGTTTTAACTTTGGTGCTAGTAACATTCTTAGCCAGGCTCCTGTCTATGAGACAACAGCTATCTTTGATGCTGCTACAGACCACAAAATTGATACCAGGGCATCAGGT